CTTGAAAACGTGTTTGCGTCGTTTGACGGCATGGGTACAGCACCACAACAATCGTTGACCCCGATCGTTAAACAGTTGTTAGGTATTGACCGACCAGCGGTTGCCTAATGCCCGCACCATACACCGACCTATTCAACGAGACGCTAGACGATCTCGCTACGACGCTGACCGCGATCACGTCGTTGCGTGTCGTGACCGACCCAACAAAACTTGTGCCAAATTGTGTGTTCATTCAAGCGCCAAGTTTTACGACGATTGCTGGCAACGGCAACATCGTACGCATGGACTACCCGATCAAAGTTGTTGGCAGCGGCCCAGCAGGGCTACCCGTGTTGCGCGAAATACTGCAAATCACGGCAACCGTTTTAGGGTCAGCAATAATTGTTATGTCTGGTCGCCCCGGCACACTCGACATAGGCGGGCAAGAATACCCGTGCTACGACCTATCGGTCGGCGTACAAGCACAAACAGCGTAATACACACCGACAGGCAATCGTTATGGTAAAACTATAGGTACAAGACAAAAGGATTAACACATGGCAACTAGCACCTATCTATCAAACCCAGTCGTTTTAATCGGTGCGTCAAGCGCAGCGACAACCGACATCACCGACCAAGTATCGGCAGTTACCGTCAACTACGTTGTCGAAGCACTCGAGGACACCGCGTTCGGTTCGACCGCCCGCACCAACACAGCAGGCCTGCAATCAAACAGCGCAACATTGACTTTGTATGCGTCGTACGCAACATCAGAAAGTTACGCAACTTTGTCAGCGCTGGTCGGCACAAAGTGCTATATCAAAGTAACCCCAGCATCGGGCGCAAACACCGCAACAAACCCTGGCTTTGAATTGACTAACACGTTTTTGAGCGCGTTGCCAGTTGTCAATGCAAACCTCGGCGAATTGTCAACATACGACATCGAGCTTGTTGGTGGCAGTTACACAGTTGACGTAACATGATCTAACGTGCCAATACTGGCCGAGAACAGGAACAGGCAATGAGATTAAAACTAAAAGTTGATCTACAAGACGGCACAGCGCCACTTGAATTAACAACCAATATGTTTGTGATATGCGAGTGGGAGAAAACTGAGGGTCGCAAAATTAGCGACGGCAAAGGCATCGGCTACACCGATCTAGTTTGCTGGGCGTACAACTTGCTGAAACTTAGCGGCGAAAAAATGCCTGCAACATATCGAGATTGGGTTAAAGCAAACCCGAACATGACGATTGAGGCGATTGACGAGACAGACCCAAACCCTACGGCGTAGGCAGTTACCGACGGCAACTAGCCGAATTATTAGTTGCAACAGGGTACTGGCCTACGGCAATCGAGTTTGACACGCGCGACCTAATAACGGTGATTACGATATTAAATAAGCAAAAGAGGTAGCGCAATGCCAGCATCAACAACTATTGAGGTCGTCGGGGTTAAACAGACGATCAACTCGTTGCGCAAAATTGACCCGCAGTTGCAAAAAGATTTTAAGGCTGACGCAACCGCAATTGCCCAGCCAGCAATTAACGCAGGCAAAGCCGTTTACAAAGATTTGCCGTTATCGGGTATGCGTTATGCGTGGACACAAAACGCCCGCAAAATATTTCCGTTCGTACCAAGCAAGGCAGCCAACGGGGTCAAGATGCGGTTTGACACTCGACGTAACGCAGTCGGCGTAATACTCATAGAACAAAAAGATGTTGCGGCAGCCGTATTTGAAACAGCGGGGCGCGCGAACGCAAACAGGTTAGGTAACGCGCTCGGGTTTGTTGGTGCTGGTCGCACTCGATTGATCGGGCCTGCCGTGTATAAAGCGCGTCGCGGTATTGAAGCCGAGATGACAAAGATGATCGCTAAGACTATGCGTACTGTGCAAAGCGAGTTGTAGACATGGCATTATCTATTCCTATTGTCTCTGAGTTTGACGGCAAAGGCATTGACAAAGCAATTAAAGAATTCAAGCAGTTAGAAACCGTTGGCGAAAAAGCACAATTTGCAATTAAAAAAGCAGCCGTGCCGGCAGCGGCAGCGTTAACAGCGGTTGCAGGTGCGTTGGGGTTGGCGGCTAAGGCAGCAGCCGAAGACGAACAACAGCAAGCGATCTTGGCTAACACTATGCAAAATGTTGTTGGTGCTACCGATGCGACGGTTGCGGCGACTGAGGACATGATCGCGGCTATGTCGAGGGCGACTGGTACGGCCGATAGCGAGTTACGGCCAGCGTTTGCGGCGTTGCTTGTTGGTACTAAAGATGTCGGTCAAGCAACCGAAGCGTTAACACTTGCCCAAGACGTATCGACTGCCACAGGTTTAAGTTTGGCGACCGTCAGCGACGCATTAAGCAAAGCGTACGCAGGCAACATGAAAGGGCTACGCGCGTTATCGCCTGAAATGGCAGGGCTAATTAAAGAGGGCGCATCGCTCGATGTTGTAATGATGGCATTAAACGACAATTTTGGTGGCGCGGCCGCACGATCAGCAGAAACCGCAGCAGGCAAATTCAAAATATTAAAAAACAGTTTGGCTGAAACACAAGAGAGCATTGGTGCGGCGTTGCTACCCGTGTTGCAAAAAGTGTTGCCGTATTTGCAGGCAATGGCTGATTGGGCGCAACGTAATCCAACAGCGTTTATGATTATTGCGGGCGCTATATCGGCAGTCGCAGCCGCGATCGTTGCGGTAAATATTGCTATGGCGCTTAACCCGTTTGGTTTGATCGCGGTCGGTATCGCGGCGCTGGTAACTGGTTTGACAATTGCTTACACAAAATTTGAGACATTTCGCAACATTGTCAACATTGTGCTTAACGGCCTGATTGCAGGTTTTGAAGTATTCGCTAATTCATTTATCGGTGCAATTAACTTAATTATTCGTGGCATGAATTTAATTAACCCGTTTACCGATATACCAAGTTTGCCAACAATAAATTTGGGCAGTATTGGCGGCGGTGGCGGTAGTACAAGTGGCGGCGCTGAGACACGCACGGCTGACCGTATGGCTCGAGAGGCAGGCGCAACAATGCCGGGTTTAGTGTCGCCGATCGTTGGCGGCGGCGGCGCTGGTGGCGGTGGCGGTGGTTCGACTGGTGGCGGTGGTGGCGGTGTTGGTGGCGGCGGCGACCTAGTAACAATTCAAGGCGCGCTAACCGAATTTGGTATGGCTGAACGTATCGCAGCGCGTGGTAGCGGTGGCGTAACGATCAACGTGACGGGCGGTATCTCGACTAGCGCCGAGATCGGTCAAAGCGTGTTAGATAGTTTGCTCGCCTACCAGCGCGTATCAGGGCCACTCGATTTACAGATAGCGGTCTAATGGCTGGGGTTGCGGTCGTTGCTAGTGGCAACTATGACCTAGAAATTGACACGGGGTTTGTACAAGATGCGTTTTTGCTTGATGACGCGGTGCAAGGCGTATTAGATAACACAACCTACGTGCTTGACGGCACGACACAATACGCAAGCGTGTTAGACGGCATTAACCAAGTGTCGGTGCGTCGAGGGCGACGCGATCAAGGCGATCAGTTCGGTGCAGGCACTATGACGTTTACGATGCTTGACACCGACGGTATTTTTATGCCGTTTGACGAAAACAGCCCGTACTACGACACGGCCGAGGCTAAACCGGGTTTAGCACCTATGCGATCGGTGCGGTTATCTCGATACAGCGCCACCAACGTCAAAGAATATTTGTTTGTCGGCAAGATCGTTAACTTTGATTACAATTTTGCGCTTGGCGGTTTGGATACGGTCACGGTGTTTTGCGCCGACGATTTCTATTTGTTATCGCAAACATATTTAGATGAGTACAACGTCAGCGAGGAATTGTCAAGCGTTCGTGTGTCGGCGATACTTGACCGACCCGAGGTAGCATTCCCCGTCGCTAACCGCAATATTGGCACAGGCACACAAACACTTGGCGGTGATGCGGCGTTTACGATCGCGCAAGGCACAAACGTTCTCGGTTATTTAGCGCAAGTCAACGAGGCTGAGCAAGGCCGTCTATATATGTCGCGTGACGGCGACATCGTATTCGAGCCACGCATAGGCACAACACTTGACCCGAGCGTCGCAGACTTCCACGACGACGGCACAAACATACCGTACAACGGCGTAGGCATAACCTTTGAAGCAGATCAAGTTGTTAACCGTGCGGTCGTGCAACACTTAGGCAGTAACAACCCGCAGATCGCCGACGACGCTGGCAGCCAAGCAACGTACTTCATACAGACCTACAGCATCACAAACAGTTTGTTGCATAACGACACGGCGGCGCTCGAGTTGGCAACCTATTTGCTTGACCCTAACCCTGAGCCACGATACACGTCGCTAGCAACATCGTTTGCAATGTTGAGCAGCGCCCAACGCGACACGATCGCAACCCTTGACATATCTGACACGATTACCATTGAAAAATCGTTTGCCCCCGGCACAAACCCAGCGTCACTAGCCCAAAACCTATCTATTGAGGGCATCGAACATACGATCAACGTCAACAGCGGGCATAGCGTCACTTATTACACGTCGCCCGTAATCGTGTTAAACGAATTGATACTTGACGACCCGTCGTTCGGTATCATCAACGCTGACAACGGGCTCGGATAAAGTAGGGGTTTATGGCGATACAAGATTTTACAGCAGGTCAAGTTTTGACGGCCGCGCAAATGGACAGTTTGCAGGCAAACGATTACAACTGGACAGTTAGCACAAAGACCGCTAGTTATGTTTTAGTCGCGGCCGATAAAGGCACTCGAGTTGTGATGAACGCGGCAGGCGCAACAACTATTACGGTTAATACAAGTTTGTTTAGTGCAGGCGACACTTTGTTTATTCAAAACATTGGCGCGGGTACTTGCACAATTACGGCTGGCACGGCAACAGTAACGACCGCAGGGTCTTTAGCGTTAGGCACATGGGCAGGTGGCACTTTGTATTTTACTAGTGCTAGTGCTGCTATTTTTTTTAGCGGTGGCGCTGCTGGCTTTGATTTAGATTTTTTAATTATTGCTGGCGGTGCGGGCGGCGGTTACAACATTGGTGGCGGTGGTGGCGCTGGCGGTTTTAGATCGAGCGTGACGGCAACGGGTGGTGGCGGTACTTTGATGTCGCCGTTAAAAATTGTTAAAGGCATAAATTATTTTGCGTCAGTCGGCGCTGGCGGTGCAGGTAGCGGTAGCACTACTGGCACATCAGGTACAGCATCAGGATTTACTTACGGTTCGACTGGTGGTGGTGGTGGTGCGGCGCGAACTGCTGGCGCACAATCAACGGTAGGCAACGGCGGTAGTGGCGGTGGCGGCGGTGGTTCGACATCGGGCGCAGCGCCAGGTGGTACGGGTGTAGCCAATGAAGGTTTTGCGGGTGGTACGGGTTTGCCGTCGTCAAGTGGTTTGGCCGCTGCTGGTGGTGGCGGTGGCGCGGGAAGCGTGGGAGTGGCGGCGACTGCAAACGTGGGCGGAAACGGCGGATCGGGTGTAGCGAACAGCATTACTGGTTCGAGCGTGACACGCGCATCAGGCGGAGGAGGAGGCGTACAAACATCAGGCGGCGGTTCACCCGTCGCAGGCACAGCACCATCAGGCGGCGGCGGAAACGGCGGCTCAACCGGCGCAGGATCGCCCGGGACTGCAAATACGGGTGGCGGCGGCGGTGGCGGTGGCGAGGGTCAAAGCGGTGGCAATGGCGGTAGCGGTGTTGTTATTTTGCGTTGGGCAACCGCGACAGCGACCGCGACAGTCGGCGCAGGTTTAACATCATCATCAACAACAAGCGGCAGCAACACAATTTTGACAATTACCGCTGGCGCTGGCACGATCAGTTGGGCATAACACTATGGCACACTACGCAACAATCAACGAACAAAACACAGTCATTGCAGTTAACACAGGCGTTGACGAAACAGTTACACAAACAGACACAGACGGCACAGAGGTTGGCGGTTCTAGTGAAGCGTGGGAAGCGTTCTATACGGCGCAGTTAGGCAATCCAAATTTGTTTGTTTTGCGTTGCAGTTATCACGGCAACATTCGAGGCAAATACCCTGCAATAGGCGACCACTATGACGCAGATTTAGACGAGTTCGTCGCGCAAATAGTTGAAGAACCAATCGAGCCTGACGACGAGCAATAATTATGGCGCGCAAACCTATAAACCGATCACGTCGACAAATAGGCGACCAAACAACTAAAGGCGGTTTAATCGGTTTGTTTATTTATTGGGCGACACATAACAACATCGACCCAGCACTCATTGCGCTACTTGTACCGATCATCTCAAGCGTGTTGGCTTGGCTATCAACCAAAATTGGCGACCCCGATCTAGCCTGCATATTCATACCCAAAGACGACAAAGACAACAAAGATTGACAAAACCGTACGTCGTCATTCAGCAACCAGTTGTTAAAGGCGGTTTAGCAGGCACACGCACTTGGTCAGA